GAAATAAAGAAATACTAGGCGGTCAAAACGACAAAGGCATTTTTGTTTTGCACAATGGAGATACTGTAAAAACTCAAGCATCTTCAGCAACAGGACAGATGGAAGTAGCAGTTACCTTTGAGCTTTTAGAAAGACCACAAGCGTTTAGTAACTTCAATGGATCTTAATATTGAACTACTACCTTGGCAGCAAGAAGTCTGGGCAGACGACACAAGATTTAAAATAGTAGCTGCTGGGCGACGTACGGGTAAGTCTAGATTAGCAGCATGGATGTTAATTGTTAACGCACTACAGGCGGACAGAGGCCATGTATTTTACGTCGCACCTACTCAGGGACAAGCCAGAGACATCATGTGGCAAACCTTGCTTGAACTGGGGCATCCTGTTATCAGCGGTAGTCACATTAATAATTTGCAAATTAAGCTTGTCAACGGTGCTACAATTAGTCTAAAAGGTGCAGACAGACCAGAGACAATGCGAGGTGTCAGCCTCAAGTTCTTAGTAATGGACGAATACGCCGACATGAAACCGGAAGTATTTGAGCAGATTCTTAGACCTGCCTTGGCTGACCAGAAGGGATGTGCGATGTTCATAGGGACACCTATGGGCAGGAACCACTTTTACGAACTGTACAAATATGCGGAGCTAGACAGTGACCCTACATACAAAGCTTGGCACTTTACGTCTTATGACAACCCGTTGCTGGACCCTGACGAAATCGACATTGCTAAAAGGTCTATGTCTTCTTATGCGTTCCGTCAAGAATTTATGGCGTCGTTTGAAGCTCGTGGGTCAGAAATGTTTAAGGAAGACTGGGTCCAATTTAGTGAAGATAGGCCCGAAATAGGAGATTACTACATTGCTGTTGACTTGGCAGGATTTGAAGAAGTCAATAAGAAAAGAACTAAAAATAGTAAGCTTGACGAAACAGCGATTGCCGTGGTTAAGGTCAATGAGCATGGTTGGTATGTTGACAATATCATATACGGTAGATGGTCACTTGACGAAACAGCAACTAAGATATTTCAGGCCGTTAGAGACTACCGTCCCGTGTCGGTGGGAATCGAAAGAGGTATTGCTAAACAGGCCGTCATGTCACCTTTAACGGACCTACAAAAGAAGTACGGTACGTTTTTTAGGGTAGAAGAACTAACTCACGGTAACAAAAAGAAAACAGACAGGGTGATGTGGGCGCTGCAGGGTCGGTTTGAAAACGGGTACATTACGTTAAACAAGGGGGAATGGAACAGTCGTTTTCTTGACCAGTTGTTTCAGTTCCCTGATCCTTTAACTCATGACGACTTGGTGGACGCTTTGGCGTACATCGACCAATTAGCTAACGTGGCCTATGACTACGAATACGAAATAGACGACCACGACATCTTAGACGTAGTAGCAGGGTACTAATATGGCAGAAAAAACATTTAAAGATAAATTTTTTAATGCCTTAGAGCAGTATCAAGCTACAGAAGAAGAGTCTGCCGCTGAGTTTAAAGGTAATGATTTTAGATGGGCAGAAACAAAAATAGGGGACGACTCTCCAACAGGAGCGCCTAAAATTTACATAAACCATCAAAAGTTTAAAGATAACCCAGACACTGGACAAAACTATGTTCAAGAAATGTTAATTGGCGAAGGGTTACATTTAATAAAAGAAATAGATCCAGAAAGAGCAGAAAAACTTTACACAGCAGCAGTTAATGATCCTGAAGTTTTAAACTGGTTAAAACAATCATATCGTTATGAACAAGACAGAGGCGAAAAGCGCCCTTTTGAGCAATGGACAAAGCATTCTAGACTAGATCAAATTATTGGTGGTTATTTGTTAGGCGGTAAAAATTCATCAGTACCTACTATGCAGGCGTGGCCTACAGAAAGACTACCGTATGGTACTAAATTTAAAGCGGAAGTAGAAAAGTTAAAGCAAGATTTAGGCTTGAAGTAGGATACTAATATGACTGAACTATATGAACAAGACCCACTCATGGTTGAAGAAACTATCGAAGACTGGGTTATTACAAAGTGTGAAGACTGGAGAGACTATTACGAAAGTAATTATGAAGCAAGATTTGAAGAGTATTATAGACTATGGCGTGGCATATGGGATCCTGCTGACAGTGAGCGTAAGTCTGAGCGTTCCCGTATTATTTCTCCTGCACTTCAACAGGCAGTTGAGTCTAATGTAGCAGAACTAGAGGAAGCCACTTTTGGACGTGGTAAATGGTTTGACGTTAGTGATAACTTAGGTGATACGCAAAAGCAAGACGTACTGTTTCTTCGTAATAAACTAACCGAAGACTTTGAAGACTGCATGGTACGTAAAGCAGTCGCAGAGTGTCTTATCAATGCAGCTGTCTTTGGTACGGGCATTGGCGAAATTGTCATTGAAGAAATGAAAGAAATGGCTCCTGCTACTCAGCCCATTATGGACGGAGATTTACAAGCAGTAGGGGTAAACGTCACAGACCGTGTTAAAGTTAAACTCAAGCCTGTACTGCCTCAGAACTTTTTAATTGACCCTGTAGCTACCTCTGTAGAAGACGCTTTAGGTGTTGCTGTAGACGAGTTTGTAAGCCGACACCAAGTAGAACAATTACAAGAGCAAGGCGTGTATCGTGATGTATACGTAGGCATGGCTGCTCCTGATACTGACCTTGAGCCTGACCAAGACATCACAATTTACAACGACGACAAAGTAAGATTGACTAAGTATTATGGTTTGGTACCACGAGAGCTTCTAGATTCGGCTCTAAGCGAAGAAGACGAAGAAGCAATACCTGAGGAAGACTCTGAGTCACGTTACGTAGAAGCCGTTGTAGTGATTGCTAACGGCGGTATTCTTCTTAAGGCTGAAGCCAACCCTTACATGATGGAAGACCGTCCTGTTGTTGCATTTCCTTGGGACGTAGTACCCGGACGTTTTTGGGGTCGTGGTGTATGTGAAAAAGGTTATAACTCTCAAAAAGCACTTGACACAGAATTGCGAGCTAGAATCGACGCTCTTAGCTTGACTATTCATCCAATGATGGCTATTGACGCCACTCGTCTACCACGAGGTGCTAAACCAGAGGTACGCCCCGGTAAGATGATCCTAACCAACGGAGATCCTCGTGAAGTTCTACAGCCGTTCAACTTTGGTCAAGTTAGTCAAATCACTTTTGCTCAGGCAGGAGCACTGCAGCAAATGGTGCAACAAGCAACAGGAGCCGTTGACTCAGCAGGAATTGCGGGTCAGGTTAACGGCGAGGCTACTGCCGCTGGTATTAGTATGTCTCTTGGCGCTATTATTAAACGCCACAAGCGCACACTAATTAACTTTCAGCAGTCATTCTTGTTGCCATTTGTTAAGAAGGCTGCACATCGGTACATGCAGTTTGATCCTGAGTCGTACCCTGTAGCTGACTACAAATTTAACGCAAGCAGTACGCTAGGCATCATTGCTCGTGAGTACGAAGTTACTCAGCTGGTACAGTTGTTGCAGACTATGGATCGACAGTCACCACTGTACAACACCTTAATTCAAAGCATTATTGACAACATGAACTTATCTAACCGTGAAGAACTGTTGTCGGCTATGCAACAAGCTATGCAGCCTAACCCTCAAGCACAACAAATGGCTCAGGCAGCACAACAAGCACAGCTGCAGTTCCAGCAGTCACAAACAGCAGCGTTGTCTGCTCAGGCTCAGGAATCACAAGCTAGGGCTGCTAAGTTGGCTGCAGAAGCTCAGGCAGTGCCTCAAGAGCTTGAGATTGACAAGATCAACGCTATCACTAGAAACCTAAAAGAAGGTGATGCAGAAGACAAAGAGTTTGAGCGACGTATGAAAGTAGCTGATTCTCTACTCAAAGAAAAAGCAATACAAGGAAAAACTAATGTTAACGGACCACGAACTACGCCTGCTGCTACAGAGAGTCAACCAAGAGTTCAACAACCAATGGGAGCGCCTAGACCGTTTGGAACGCAAGGTGGAGGAACTCAGTAATGCCCAAGTCCAAGGACCCAAAACTAGCACGAGCGGGCGTAAGCGGGTACAACAAGCCAAAGCGGACGCCTAATCACCCTACTAAAAAATTTGTAGTAGTAGCCAAAGAAGGTGACAAGACAAAGACTATACGCTTTGGTGACGCCAAGATGACTATTAAGAAAGACCAACCTGCACGTCGTAAGTCGTTCAGGGCACGTCACAAGTGTGACACGAACCCACCCAGCAAACTCACAGCGAGGTACTGGTCTTGTAAGAAGTGGTAAACACAGCCGTGAGGCTAAAGCACGTCGTGATGACGTTAGGAGAACATAATGCAAAAACTATTAGTAGCAGTAATGCTGCTGTCATTACAGGCATCAGCAGACACTAAGATTCTCATAGAAAAAGCAGATCAACAGTACGTAGTTATACCAAGCTGCAACGTATCTGAAGACGTAACTCAAGTAGCAGTATACAAGCTCAGAGTAGGCGCACCAATATACATAAGACACAAAGGACGACAAGTCCGGTGTACGATTGAAGACTACTATCAAGTAAGGAGTTAAATATGGCAGGAGCAATAGTTAGAGGCGCAGGTCAAATTGCTAAAATGGCTGAAAAAGTAGCTAAAGAGTCTAAAAAACACGGCAAAGACCTCACAACAAAAAAGAAACCTGAGCAAAAACAAACCGAAAAAGGAACTAAAGGTCAGCGTACTTATCGTGAAGGACAACGTGGTGCTGCTGCAACAGGTGCTGGCGTCGGTTATACAGCAGCTAACGTAGACTTGTCTTCTGGCAAGGGTCTGCCTGTAGCTGACATGAGCCAAAGTATTGATGTACGTGGTGATGGGGCTGGTATGCGCTACTTTCAAAACGGTAAAGAAGTAAGGTTACCTAAAGGTAAAT